TGAAGTCCCGCGCGCCCGGCGTCTCGCCATCGGCCGAGCCAAGACTGTCCCCTTCGCTGATCACCCCGAAGGTGGACAGGATGACGGCTGGGTCGCCGCCACCTTTGACGTAGGCGCTTCCGGCCGGCGGCCGAAGGATGGTCAGCGCCTCGTCATAGAAGTCGGCCACGGCGCGGTTCAGGCGCGCCGTGGCGTTGCTCCAGCGGGACATGGCCCCGCTTAGACCGCGACGCCTTTGCGCAGGACGCGCGGGCGGGTGCAGATGTTCAGCTCGTTCATCTGGACGTCGAAGTTGACGCCCTTGCCGTTCGGCATCGGGTACTGCTTGCCGTACAGACGCTTGCCCGTCGTGTTGACGGTCTCGACATAGTCCGCCGGCGCCCAGTAGGTCCGGAAGAGGTTGGGCGCGCCCTCGGGGAAGAAGTGGGCTTCGTCCGTACCGACGAAACGGGTGTCGCCCACCTGGCCGCGATAGTTCTCGAAGATGACGCCCGCGAACTCGAAGGCGCCGTAGCTCTTGCCGTTCGGCTCGATGTAGCCATCCCGAAGGATCTGCGCCTCGGGCCAGTTGAGGAAACTCAGGCGAACTTCGCGCAGCCCCAGCACATAGTCGAAGAAGTTGTCGCCGCAGAAGCAGCGGACCTTACCGCTCCAGGGCAGGCCTTGAAGTTCGCTCGCCACGTCGCGGACCAGGGCGGTGCACCATTTCCGGAACTCACCGGTGTTGACCGCGGCGTCGGCGTTCAGGGCGTCTCGATCAAAGTCGACATCGTCGGGCTGATCGACACCGAAGGTCGAGAACAGATCGAGCGTCGAGCCATCGGCGTAGGTGACGATGCCCTTGACCGCGCCGAGCTGGGAGAACTCGGTCGTGGCGGCCAGATCCTGGCTGTGGTTCTGGCCCTTCTCGGCGACCTTGCCCATCACCGCGTCGTTGCGCTCGAAGTGAGGCACGTTCACCGGGATCAGCTTGCGATCGTTGTTCGTGGCGATGGTCTCGCCCGGCGCGCCGCGCGGCGAGGGCGACACCAAGGCCAACCGAGAGCCCTTTTTCTCGATGGCGGCAGTCGCCGTCGTGATGCCGCTGGGGCGGAACAGTCCGGACTCGGAGATCCGGCCGGGCACGAAGGCCAGCTCGTTCAGCGCGTCGGTCAGGTTGACGACGGAGAACGCGTCATTGTTGAAGATGTCCAACATCTGGGTTGGTCTTTCCTTGAAGAGGATGGGGGGAGGAGCGCGCGGCCAGGCCGCCTAGCGGCCGATCAGGCCGTGCAGGGCGAGCTGCTGGAGCGCCGTTTCCTTCTGCTCGGCCGTCACGCCGGCCGGCCAGTAGATCTCGGGGACCTTGATTTCACCGTCGCGAACGAAGGTGGCGATCGGCTTGCGCTCGCCGGCGCCGGTCTTGCCCGCGTAGATCGGCAGGCAAGCCGCCACTTCGGAGCCGTCCACGGCGTTCGGATCCCAAGCGACGACGGACTCCCCGCCAGCGTCCAGGTCGACGATGATCTTGAAGGAGTCGCCGACCACGAAGTCGGCGGCGCCGTCGGCGATCGTGAACTTCACGGCCTTGTTGAAGGCCGCGCCGACGACAACTTCGCCGACTTCGACGCCGAGGGGATCATCGACCCGGAACCGGCCGCCGTTCGCGGCGGCGGCGATGCAGACGACGTTGTATTCGCCCACCTTGGCCGCCTTGCTGTAGGCGGGATTGGCCAGGGTCAGGACGCCGTTGCCGGTATTGCCGGCCGTCGCGACAGCGGTCACCTGGATGCCGGCGTCGTTGAGGATCCGGGCCAGCGGTTGGCCGGGCTTCACGTCCTGAGACGCGCCGAGATACTCGGCCGCGCGCGAACGCATGCCCGTGGCCTCGGTCATGATGAAGGCCGCCGCGATGCGACCCTTCTGCAGAATGGTCATGGTCTAGTTTCCCATGTGGGGGATTGGATGGAGGCGATCGACCCTTCCGGCCGACGCGGTGGGTTGGGCGGCTTAGCGCCTGCCGCCGACGCGAGCGTTGACGCCGGCGACCGCCTTACCCCAGGCGGCCTTGACGCCGCCGGGGGCGGCCATTGAGGGCGCGCCCAGCCCGTCGACCTGGCCCTGCTTGCGCTGCATGAAGCTCGTGGTGGTCTCGGTCTCGCCCGGCGCGGCGGCTTTCGGGGCGACCTTCAGCAGGGCGATGGCCGCCTCGGCGTCGTGGGTCGTTTCATAAGCCAGATGTTCGGCCATGGTCTCGCGGCCCTTGGCTTCCTCGTGGCTCATGATCGCCTTGATGCGGGCGGTCGCCTTGGTCCGCTCGTCGGCGCGGACGTCGTTCTCGTTGACTTCAGCCATGGTCGGCTCCTGTTTCGCTGGCTGGGCGGCAGGAGCCGCCGGAGGGGAGGAGACGGCCACAGGGGCCGCCGGTGGAGCGCCGGCCGTGGCCGGCGATGGCCCGACCGCCAGAGCGGCGGCAGGGCGAATGGAGCGGGCCTTCCAGCCCTTGGCGTCGGCCAGGGCCACGATCGCTTCGGGCGCCTTGGCGTAGACGCGGTAAGCGAAGGCGGTCGGCTCGGCGGGATCGTTCGAATTGGCCGCGCAGAGTCGATCGGCGAACTTCTGATCGACGGCCTGCTGCGCGGTCAGCCAGGTCTCAGCCCGCATCAGGGCGCGCATCGCGTCCGGGGCGGCGCCGGTCTTCTCGGCGTAGGTGTCGGCATAGGAGCTGGCGAGGCTTTCCAGCATCGCGATCGACTCCTGGTGATCCTCGACGGTGCCGAAGGTCACGGTGGCTGGATCGTGGATCATCAGGACGGCCCCGAGCGCCATCTCGACCGTGTCGCCGGCGACGGCGATCAGGGAGGCCGCGGAGGCCGCGATCCCCTCGACGATGACGGTCACCTGGCCGCGATGGGCCTTGAGTGCCGCATGGATCGCGGCGCCCTCGGTGGCGATGCCCCCGCCGGAGTTCAGCCGGATGCAGACGTCCGATCCCCGGCCGAGCTGGGCGAGCGCCTGGATGACCTGGCTGGACGTGAAGCCGTCGCCCCAGAAGTCGTCGCCGACCATCCCGGAGAGGATCAACTCGCCCTCGATGATTTGAACCGCCATGGGTTCCCCCAAATGAAAGGGGCGGCCCGTGAAGGCCGCCCCTGGTCAGGATTGATGTTGATCGGCGCTACCAGTAGCCGCCGCCGTCGAAGCCGGTGCCGCCGCCTGTGAACCCGCCGTCTCCGCGCGGGCGGAAGCCGGCGCGGATGGCGTAGCGCGAGCGTTTCCCTTGGGCCTTGTCGCAAGCGATCTTCAGCCTCTGGATCTCGGCGTCGAGCAGCTCCAGGTTCGAGCGGCTCAGCTCCACCTCGCGTTCGCGGAAACGGACGCGGACCTCGGTGTCGCCGGCCAGCAGCTTGTAGTAGGCGCCCTGGAGCACCGGCCAGACCTCGCAGGGCTTGGTCAGATCCACGCCATCGAGCAGGGCCATGTCAGGTATCCTCCGGAAGCGGCGGATCGGGGTTCGGATCGACATTGGCGTCGGGCGTGCCCGGCATAGGCGCGTACGGGTCGGGAAGGCCGAGCCGTTCCGCGCGCCGCTTGTCCTGGGCCCGCTGCTGCTGTTCCGCCTCCGCGTCGATCCCGAGTTCGGACGAGATCCGCGACACGGACATCACGCCCATGTCCTTCAGGATCTTCATGGCCGACGCGGTCTTCAGCTCATCCGGCGAGGGCTTGGCGGGACCCCGCCAGCTGGTCTTGGTCGCCCAGGCCCGCATCTTCAGGAAGCGACTGTAGCCGCCGGGGAAGGCGATCAGCCCACGCCCGATCTGCTCTTCGAGCCAGCCCGAATAGATCGCGCGCAGGAGCGGAACCGGAATGACGCGACGGCGTCGGACGACAACCGGCCAGTGAGACGCGATCCCCATCTTGATCGAGGAGAAGGTGGCGTTGGCGTAGTTGCCGGTGAACTTCTCCGGCGTGGTCCCGATGCAACGGGCCAGCTCTCGGAGCAGGTTGTCCGAGAACGGAAGGTAGTTTCCGCCGGGGTGGTTGGCGGTATGGAACTTCAGCTCGTCCCCGGGAAAGGCCGTCGTGATCCGGCCATGGATTCCGAGGTCGATCGCGCTCGCGCCGTACCAATCCGCCCGCGCCGCCATGAGGGCCGCCATGCCGCCAGCGCTGGTCGGATCGACCAGGCCACCGTTACCCGCGCCCAAATCCCCGCCTTCGAGCAGGCCCTCCAACGCCTCAGCCGGAAGCTGGCGACTTTGGAAGGTGGCGGCGAAGATGGTCTGCAGAAGGGCCGTTGTCAGCGTCGCGTCGGCCAGCTGGTCATGCTGGCGGGCGACCTTCAGGGCGGGGGCGAGCGGGGAGATCCCGCGAGTCTGGTCCGGGTCCCCGTCGAACACATGCACCACCAAGGGACGGCCGTCGGGATCACGGGCGGGAAAGTCTTGATCCTGGCTGAAGCCATTAATGCGAGTGCGAAGCCGATAGCCGATCGCCGCGCCGTTCCCATCCAGGAAGACGCCCTGATAGAGGTTCTGCAGCTCCGACGTTTCTTGCGTCAGCCTGACCGGCGAGGTCATCTGGACCTTGGTCAGGGTCGCCGCGCCCTCACGCTCCAGCAGCTGGATCCGCGCCAGGCTCTCGCCAAAGGGCATGTACCAACGGACGGCGGAGTCAGCCATGTCCGCGACGGTCATCTTGCCGCGCGCATCGCACTCCACCGGGTCGTTCGCCCAGGCGCAGAACCGGCGTTCCACGTCCTCCGACCAGGCGTGGGTGAAGTCCGCCGACCAGCCGAGGGCCTGGGCGTCCGGCGTCACGTCAATCGTCAAGCCTTCCGGCCCGTTGATGTCGGCGATCATCTGATCGAT